AGCAGGACCGTGGATTACCTATCGTGGGTATTCCGCAGACCATTACTACACTTGGCCCCGCACTCATTACCTTCGAGACAATGGTAAGAGAAGGTCAGTTAACCATACGACGAGACCCATGTCTGCGTCACTGCATCAACTGCGTAGGACTTATCGAAGGTCCGAATGGTGATAAACGACCATGTAAGGCAACATCTACAGGACAAATCGACCCTGTGATTGCCAGTTTGCAAGCATTAATCGTAGCAATCGAACACGGTGCAATGAAGAAACCATCGTATCAGAGTGCGGATCAGATTAACATCTAGACTTTTATAAATACATATATAGTTCGTGGAGATTTCATGTTTAAACAAATAAGACGATTATTCCAATGGAAGAACTCATCTACATTCGGTAGTGCAGTATCTCCACAGTGGTTTCCCAGTCTCTATCAACCCGATGAGATTAATATCTTTAATGCGGAGTCCTATACTCCCATTAATCGTGCTGTAGCATTAGTCAGTAATGACATTGCTCGCATGGATATGACTGTGCAGAAGAAAACCGCAGAGGGTAAATGGGAGAGTATTGAGAGTCCAATCGACACTCTACTCAAGTGGATGCCCAACTCACTACAATGTAGTTACGATTTTAGACGAACAATCATGCGTGATTTGATGCTTTGGGGTAACGCATTCGCCCTGATCAGTAAAGATGGGTTTGGTGAAGTCCAAGAGTTAATCTATGTCACACCAACCACCGTTACGCAGATTGACAACGGTGACGGCACCTTTATCTACAATCATGCAGATTATGGTCCAATCCAACGCGATGAAATCCTACATTTCCACCTAAATGGTGAACGACCATTCTGGGGTGAGTCACCAATCGTCCGTGCAGCACGGTCACTACAACTTGCACTCATTCAAGAAGACGCAGGTCGTAACCTATATCGCACGCCGGGACTTGGTAAAATCGCACTCGAAAGTGACGAAAGTATCTCCAGTGACATGGTAGACTTACTACAGAAGTCATTTGCCGCGAAGCATGGTGGTAAAGATGGTGCAGTACAACCTATTATTACACAGGGTTCGATGTCTGTGAAACAAGTCGGGCAATCACTGAAGGACAGCGACTGGATTATGTCCAGAAGGTTCTCCATCACTGAAGTTGCCCGCATGTATTCTATTCCACCTGCGTTTCTGTTCGACTTAGAGTATTCTACACTTGAGAACAGCGGCGCACAGATGAGAAGTTACATCAGCACCTGTTTGACTCAATATATGAACATTTTTGCAGCAGAAGTTTATACAAAACTGCTCGGTGATAGTGAAAGAATACACTTTGACACTACTCCACTCCTTACTGGAACCTTCCGTGAAGAGGTAGAATCACTCCGCATGGCCTTAGATGCGGGTATCTTGACTCCAAATGAAGCACGCGAACTGCTTGGTTATGAGCATATGGAAGGTGGAGATGAGATGATTATGAGTAAAAACTACGCCGAAAAAGGCGTAAATGGGACCGATACAGAACCAGAAGGAGAAGAAAATGTCGAAGAATCCGAATGAGTATACAAATGAGACTCGAATGCTCACTAAAGACAAAGTTCACACACGAATGATGGAACTTCGCGGTCTTGTGCGTGAAGATGGTGGTATTTCTGGTATTGCAGTACCTTACAACAAAATGTCAGTGTTATTGCGAGACAGACCACGACCATATCGTGAAAGATTCGACCCAGACAGCATGAACATTGGTCCTAATGTGGCATTATTTGTACAACACGATGCCAGTTCATTGCCACTTGCCAGAACTGGTGCCGAAACACTTCAGTTTGAAGAATCACCAGAAGGACTTCGTTTTTACGCAAGACTTCCAGAATCGCGTAAAGATGTAATGGAAGCAATCACTAGAGGTGATATTGGTGGTGTTTCTATTGGTTTTATGGTAGAAGAAGACACTTGGGAGCATCGCGGATCAGGCACTCCCTCTACACGGGTTGTTCGTAAAGCAACCCTCATCGAATTATCGTTGGTCGCGGCGGGAGCATATCCCGACGCCTTGTTGGATTAGTATTCCGTTTTTTAACACTTTTGGAGACATTAAATGTCAGACACAAAGAAAACCCTCGAAGCAGAACTTCGCGGTATCCTCGAAATCGAGGGTTCACTTACAGACGAGCAGTGCGCTCGCGTCGATTCCATCGAGAATGAAATCGAGACAATTGAGACAGAAGCAAGAACTGCTGCTGCAAGAGAAACCGCCGAAAAGCGTCTCAAGAAGACCTCATTCGGTATCGGTGATGCAAGAACTGTCAAGCAGGAAGATATCAATGAGCAGTATGCTCGTTGGGCACTTACTGGACAGGAATCGCGTGGTCTTGGTGACCAACTCATCACTCCTGATACCGCAGGTGGTTACGCCGTTCCTCTGGACCTCCAGAACGAACTCGTCAAGAAGATGAATGGTGTCGCAGGTATTCGACAGGCCGTCGATGTCCGTAACTATGCTTTCGATGTTCAGATTGCACAGGTTGCTGACCGACCTACTATCGTTGACTTCACTGGTGAAGGTGCCAATTACGATGCCGTTGGTGTAACCTTCGGTCAGGTTCGCAGTTACGCATTCAAGTCTGCTGCTGAGTCATATGTCTCAGAAGAACTCGCACAGGACGCTCGTCCCGCAGTCGTTCAGGAGATTCTTGAAGCACACGCCGAAGCACACAGTCTATTCTTTGATGGACAGTATGCCGTAAACGGTGCTGGTGGTGCTAACGGTCCTGAGATTATCTTTAACTCAACACAGACTGGTCTCAATGTCACTGAATCTGCTGCTGTTGATACTCTCGTCCTTGCCGACCTTATCTCTGCTTACTACGATGGACTTCCCGCTCAGTATCGCGGTGGTTCCTTCAGTTGGGTCATGCACCCCACTGTAGAATCAGTTCTTCGTAAGGAAATTGACGGTAACGACCGACTCGCGTTGCAACCACAGGCAGTCAGCACTTACGCTAACATGCCTTCCAGCAACAACATCCTCGGTATCCCTGTCATCATCTCGACTCAGGCACCTACCTACGCAGACGCACAGGCATCTGCCGCAGTTCCTGCTTGTATGCTTATGGATAGAAGTTCTTACCGCATCTTTGACCGACTCCCAATGACTACCCAGCGAGACGAGTTCTCCAAGGGTTCAGAAGGTAAGGTCGTATTCCGCAGTAAGTTCCGTTCTGACGGTCGCTGGTTAGCACCATATCGTTCAGTCGCTATCAAACTCAAGCAGGCCTGATAAAGTTTTTTAGGAGTTTCTATGTCTTACGAATTATTAACAGCAGGTACAAGACCTTATAGTATCACTACATTGAGGGAACACACCCGTGTTTCGACCAACGACTTTGATAGTGAACTTCGTAGGTCATGGTATGCTGCTTTGGGAGACATAGAAAAGAGAACTGGAATACTATTAAGACAATGTACCGTCAGGGGTTCCCTTCTGGGTTCCCCTGACGGGTATGTCTTTCCCGTAGGTCCAGTCACGAATACTTCTGGTATTACTATGACAAATCAAGAAACTGGTGAAGTCTTAACACAAGGCCGAACTGGTGATTATATCGTAGATAATACAACTACAAATCCTCGAATCAAAGTTATGGACAGGTCAAAGTTTTCTGATCCGAATGTACCTCTGAGTATTGACTTTGATGCTGGGTATGAAAATGTTCCTGATGACATTGAGATTGCCGCACTCGAACTTGCGGCACATCACTTTGAGAATAGAGAACTTACTTCTCCATTCGCCGTTTATCAGGTTCCTTCTTCTGTGTGGACTATACTCGCATCTTACGGAACGGCAAAGATATGAGAGCAGGGATAATGCGCAATGTCGCAGATATTGAAAAACCTACTGTCACTATTTCCGACACGGGAGATAATGTCTACACCTATAAAGCGACTACTGGTTCTTTTAAAGTACCAATCTATGCTCGCAATATTTCACAACGGAAAACTGAAGATGGTTTTGTTCAGGGTTCTGGGGAAGAAGAGTGGGAGATTCGTCTTCGTTATCGCAGTGATGTTACTTATAATACTCGTCTTAAGTTTTATCTTACACGGACTACCTTTTTCTACTTGAAGATTAATCAAATAGAAAATATCGAGAACAAGAATAAAGACTTGCGTCTACGATGTGAAAGGGTAGAAGTATGAGACGAGGTAGTTTTACCAGCGGCAGTCGTGTAAAGATTGACTCTCGACAAGTCGAAAATATGTTCGACAGACTTAAGGGTCAAGGTCGCGTCGGTAAACACAATCTCAAAATGGCATGTAAAGTGTCATTAGAAGTTGTTCGTGATGAGACGAAGAAAGAAGCAAGTGACATTGATTGGAAAACAACACCCAATCGTAAAAAGTCATTTCGCAAATCTATTATGCAAAACGGTTCTTATAAGTTCGAGAGAGTAAAGGACCGAAAGAATAAGTTCTGGTTTCGAGAGAAAGTTAACTACAAGAAACCTGCTAACAGAGTTGCTCACCTTGTAGAGCGTGGTTGGAATCATGTCGGTGGTAAGTTTATTACTGGTAGATGGTTCCGTAGGACTGCGTTCGAGAATAAAAAAGAGAAAGCAATGGAAGTATTATTGAACGCATTGAAGCAGGGTCTTGCCTACACTGCGGAAGGTAAGAAGGCAGGAATCAAGCAATTCAGAAAGGATGTTGCATGAGTTATAAGACATCCGAAGCAGTATATGCTATGATAAACATAGAGGCCATTACGGACTTAGTAAATGGTATTGCACCATTTGTTCGTAATCGTCGAGTAGAGTTTCCTGCAATTGCTTATGATGTAGGAGATGAACAATACATTAATGATGCTACAACTATTCACCATCGTGAAAGTTCTGTAGATATAAATATTATGGCAAGGTCACAGGAAGAAGCAGACGACATCTTAGATGTCTGTGTAACTAACCTGAGTCACTTGCGGAATACATATGCAAGTCAGTGTGTGTATTCTACAGTTGCTTCTGTTACAAGAGATTATCAAGAAGCAGAAGATTCAGGTTCTAACGGTATATTCATTACCACGCTAACATTAAACTTACAAATTTCGTAGGGGAATTTCATGTCAGACTACCAATTCAACGGAAGTATTCTAAACTTCGCAGGAATCACATTAGGGATTACATCGTTCTCAGAGGATGGCGGAAGTCGTCCAGAGATTGATGTTACCACATCAACAGACACTCGACGCAAGTCACTCGCAGGAATGCCTAGTGTCCCAACACTCAGTTTTGGTTTTCATTACGATGGTGTCCGCACTGACCTGATCGGCGCACTCGAAGGTTGCACTGCTGGTAATACTACACTACAGGTTACAAAAGACTGTACTACAGAGTATCTCATCGGTGCTAGTGATGCACCAGTTCTTTACTACCTTATGGGTTGGAACATTGCTGGTGACCTTGACGGTGCAATAATCGGTAGTGTAGACCTCATGCGAGCAGAGACTGACCCAGCATGATGTTTGATAAAGTTAGAAAAGAAGTAACAATACAGGGACATAAACTTGTCCTTGCCGAAATGGATGCACTCAACTTCACCAAGATGTTGGAGATGAAGGATGAAGGTGAATCTATCTTCTTTATGATTTCTCAATGTATCGAGTCCCCTACGCAAGATATAGAAGAAGTCAAGAAGTGGCCATCGTCAGTCATTAATGAACTGACTACAGAATGTGTTGAACTTCTAGGTATGGGTGAAACTAAAAAAAAGTAACACCTCCTCTTTATCAACTGATGGGTGTTGCCGAGATGTTAGGTAAAACATTAGTTGAGATGCAGAATATGACACAGAAAGAATACCTACTATGGATAGAATATAGTAACGCGAAAAAGGGTATTCAAACAGACGAGGACTTAGCAGAATCACTTCGCAAACGCTTTGGAGGAAGCAATGAGCAAACAACTATCGGGTAGTCTCTTTGTTGACATTCAAGGCGACAATAAAAACTTTAAGAAGTCTATTGACCAGTCTGAAAAACAAGTTCAGGCATTTAGTCAAACTCTGACACAGACACTTGGTGGTAATGCAGTCTTCTCTGCATTATTCGGTGGTCTTGGTGGTCTTGGTGGTTTTGCTGCGTTCAGAAAAGGACAGAAAACAAAGCGTGCTTTTCAGGCAATGAAAGAGGCGCCTACATTATCACAGTATAATACATTAAGAGGAATGATGGACCGAGGTCACTTTGGTGGTGGTGCAATAGATGGTCCTCCACCAACTGCCAAAGAGCGTGCAATGAGAGAAAGAAACAGACAAAGATTGAGAGAACTTCGCCCTGACGCAGCACAAGAGAAACTTAGAAGAAGCAGAATAATCAAAGACCAACCTATGAGAGATACCATTAGGTTTGCTGCTTCTCGTATGGGTGCGTTCTTAACATCTGCTGCGGGTGTTGCAACAATCGCCGGCGCAGTTGCTGCTATTGGTGCCTATGGTATGAAACAAATGTTTGACCGTGGTAAGGAAGCACAAGTCTTTAATCCTGATCAGTATAAACAAGACGCACTGACAAAGATTGCACGAATCAAACAGAACATCGCCATTGCTAAGGGTACACAGGGTGAAGGTTATGCTGGTGCTGGTGCTAGATTCCGACAACGACAATCAGCAAATGCTGCTGCTGGATATGCTACTGCTGGTAATATCTCTGCTGGTACTTGGGATTACGCAGTAGGTGTTCTGAACTGGTTTATGGCGGGTGGACTGCCCGGCGCTATTGGTAGGTCAATCTCGGGAGGTTCATTCATATGATAACTAACGCAAATATCTACGAATTAAAAGGTAGTGATACTTTTGTCCGTGGTGGTCAGTTTGAACCAAATCAGTTTGGTTCGAGTATCATTTGGGATGGATGTGGTGCAACAAACGACGAGACCGTAGGTAATTGGACTAATGCATCATCAGGACAGATTGCCTATCAACTCTCTACACCAGAAGGATTAGACAACTTACGAATTCGTGAAGGTTTACCACCACAGAAGTATAACGGCACTGCATGGGAAGATTGGTCATGGGGTGTAGCAACAGGTGACTGGAAGCACGGTAGACCACTTACTCGTTCGATAGATATTTCTTGTCATCCTGATAAAGATAATGTTTTTATTATTAACTTTACTGCTACCAATATGGGTAGTATGGATGCAGGTGATTTCTCCAGTGCAGAAGTATCTGTTAACATGGTGTCTCGTCCCCGATCAGTAAATGCTTGGAGAACTGAAGACCCTAACAGTAGACTTGTATTTCCAACCTATGGTGTCACAGGATGTTCTGGTGACTTTGGTTGGGAGGGTGACCAATACTTTGGTTGTACTCTCGATGAGATTGACATTGGTGGACAACCAGTAGATTTTCAAGGTAATCCTACAAAGGTTGCCATTGAGCAAACATACATTACAATCGAACAAATCGTAAGAACTCCATACGAAGACTGGGATAATAGTCAAGTCGTAGAAGATAATGTCTATGCGAACCTACTGGACGCACAGGAGTTGTGGGTAAATCGTCGTAACATTGACGATGGATTGTTTGGTTATCAAGCAGGTGAGTTACTCTGTGCTGATGTTACAATCCAACCACTACACAATGAATACAAACGAGCAAGTATGACATTCATTCGTGACGAGTGGTTCCATATGGAACAAGTGCCTTGGTCATTGGGTGGTAACAAAATTATGACCACAGATGACTATTGTGGTAAAGATGCCGATTCTGAAGACCTTATCTGGTTACATGCCGATTATGTAATGTGGCAACAATCTTATCTTATGGGATTCAGTGTCTGTGGTGGAGAGAATGGTACTTGGGATGATTACTTCCACGCACCAACTAACTTCGAGTTAGCATGGGCAAAGACTACTGGTGCTACATTTGATACGAACTTTACTTGTCAACCATGTAGCGGAGACTAATCTATGAATCCAGTAGAATTTACACATGGTCAAGGTAGACTTACAGGTAATATACTAAACGACACAGGTTACGCAACTCACAAGGTATGGAATCCTTCTGGCGCATTTAATGGACCCAAATGGGAGGGTCCGTTTATGTGTGAAGTTAAAGGTTCCACAGGAATGTATGGATATGACAATGAAGGTAACACAGGTATTACACAAGGTGGGCGTTTTCTTTACAAGTTGGACGAAGTTTATTTTAAAAACTATTTCCAACTTTCTGGTACGGGTAACAACCGCATGTCTACGAACGATAGGTTCTTGGGCATCAATCTTGCCGAAGTAGGTAACACTGGTGAAGATGGTGCTGACGATAGAGTCAGATCAGGCCTGACCGCAGGACAACTTGAGTTCTTCGAGTTGTTACCAACACCTGAAGGTGCAGTCGTAGAGACATGGTGGACGCGGTGTAATGGTGCATCAGGAGAAACTGGGTCAAACTTCATCTATGTGTTCAATCGTGCTGGTGAGTTCTATGGACCTTGCTAATATTATAAATACAACTGGAGAACTAAATGTCTATTAGAGCATCACAAACATTACAAACCACGATTAACTTTACCTTTACAGAAGGTGGAGAAACTCTTGACATTGCAGGATTGTCACTTGGATTTGAGGTTCGTGGTGCTACTGCATTCGGTATGTCTGCAACAGGCGGTACTGGACAAGCAGTCACAGTCATTCCTGATGGTGGACTTTCTACACTTGACCCTGCCGTTTATGATGGTATTGTAGAAGTACAAGGTTACTCACCAGTATTTGTACCAGTAAGTGTAGAAAAAGTAAATACAAACTATGTAAATAATGTAACCATTTCTTACGAACCAACTGCGTTTGACACTACAACTGCCGCTCCGTCTGAGTTTGTTCAGTCGTGGAATGGTGAAGCAGGCGTTGTAGACTTTACTGAATATACTTCTTCAGTCAATGGTGAGACTGGTGCGGTAGAAGTTGCAGAATCGAATCAAGTCACACTCAACTACGAGGTGAACAATCTTGGGTTTGGTGACCCAATCCCAGAAACTATCGGGGCGATGTCGATTAAAGAGTCGCTCGATAAGATTTACTTTTACAAGATAGACAGTAATAACAAAGACCTACGAGCAACAT